GACCCAGATCGTGTAACCTAAGGAGCTATATAATCAGAACAAGTCAGATCCTTCCCAAGACCAATCCAGGGAGTCTTCTTTTTAATTTTGAATTCAACTACCATAATTTACATTAGTATGTTGAGTATCGAACAGGGGGTCAAAAGACCCCCGTCGAATACTTATGTTTATTTAATATCACGCACCGACTGTAAATATACCGTCGTTAGCAATTTCTGTATCATCTGCATCGCAGTACAGGATACCGCAAGACAGCGGGTTACGAACCATAATACCAACCTCACCGAGGAAGTGTACCTGGTAACCATCACGGCTATTAGAACGCAGAGTATTGATGCTGTTAGCATATCCATTAGGAGCTACAGAACCACCAGTATACCACTGTACGAACTCACGACCCTTGCGGCAAACCTTTACAACATTAGCCTGACCATCAAAGTTACTGATGTTGACAAACAAGAATGTATAAGACATCAGTGGCTTACCAGTCAGCGGATGAAGCTGACGGAAGAGCTCCATGTTATCAAACATAGGACAACGCTTCAGTGAAAGCGTAATACCATTGGTCATATTGTAAGTAGTAAACTGTCCACCAAGAGTCAGGTTCTGACCACTGCCGGTAACAAAAATATTATCACAGAGATGGAAGCTAGCTACCTTCTCCTTCAGGATACGATCGAACTCACGAATACCCATCTCACCAGTAAGAGCAACAAACTTACGCTCGTTAGTACCAAGGATATTGTAGCACAGATCGAACAGATAATCTTCGAACAACTCAGCTGTAAGAGTCGTGTAGTAACGGATGTTAGCCGGAGAAATCTGCTCGAACAGACCAGACATCGTAGGAACAGGACGACCGTTTGTACCCTTATTGATATATGTACCATCACTCAGACGGTTAGACTTAGAGAACAGCAGAGCAGTCTCCTCTCTCTTCTTCCACTCACGAAGAGCCTTCCAGTACTGATAGTCAGACCACAGATAAGAGCTCTTACCAGTCTCGGGATCCTTCAGTGCGATAGCCAGTACAGTGCTGTAAGCATCACCGGTGATATCGTAAGTCAAACGAAGGTTCTGGAGGTGGTTACGCATCTTAAATGGAGTCTGATAGTTGATGATATCAGCCTCATCGCTGTACTCCTCATAAGCAGAACCGATACGGCTAACCTGACGGCCAGGCATCAGCAGCTCACCAGGAATATAAGAAGCCTGTGAACCATCAATTACATAGCACTCGTAAACCCAAGCACTACCATCCTGGTAAGGAAGACCAGTGGTACGAACCTGGAAATGGAAATCGTCGAAGCTGAGTACAGCACCAGGACCAAACCAACGCTCCTCAAGGGCGATATAAATAGGTGTGTTGCTCAGACCCGGAGTAATACCGTTAGCGATGGATGTAGAGTTAACCTCTGTACCATTCCACTTAGCCCAACGAATATTAACAGCGTGATCACTGTCAATCTGAACGGCCCACTCGAACTCGCGGTTCTCAATGATCATGGTCTTACCCAGACCACCAGTGAGCAGGTCAATAGTAGTAGAAACGCCATCGTCTTTAGTACCAAATACCAGTGAAAGCAGACCAGCAACCTCGTGAGGCTTAGTCAGCAGGGCGTTAGAAATCATGTTCTCATCTACCAGGTCGCTGAAACGACGTCCGCGATACAACTGGAGATTGTTAAGTAAAGTATTATTCATATATGTTTAAATCTTTATTTCGTATCAGAACATCCCGTTGACCAGGTCTGTTACTGATTTCTGTTTGTCATCGGCGTTATATGTGCTGTGATTCTTTGCACTATGCCTTAACATATTCCTAAGTTTATCAGCAGCGGATGACTCACCATCTCTCTTAGCAGTTGAAACGAGACTGTCCCCCTTCATCGTAAAGTAAGCCGATTCGATCAGATTCTTTGAAAGATTCTTATTGAAGTCTTTTGTATATTGCGACTGTCCAGTCTGATCTACTTTGAAAATATAGTCAAACAAAGCTTTACGATCTTCTTTAGGCACATTAATTCCTCTAATACTAGTAAGATTGTTTATATCTTTACTTACTGTTTGGAAGAATTGCTGAGACTGTTCCTGCTACTGTCTAGCAAGCTCTTCTTGCTGTCTAGCAGCCTGTTCAGCCTCTTGCTGTCTAATCTCCTTCAATCTACCAAGCGCATCCTCCGCTTCATCATAC